CCCTTGCCGACCTGCTCACCAGCGTGTACGACGCCGCCAACGACGTGTCCTCCAACCGCAACTGGATGCCGACCCATCTGCTTTGCAGCGTCGATGTCTGGGCACAGCTCGGCAAGCTCGCCGACTCAACGGGTCGCCCCGTGTTCCCGTTCATCGCCAACGGCCTGTCCGGGCAGAACGCCCTCGGCTCCCAGAACGCGGTCTCGTGGAACGGCAACCCGCTCGGCCTCGAACTGGTCGTGGACAGCAACTTCGCCGCCAAGACCATGGTCATCACCCGCGTCGGTCAGGGCGCAGGCGACGCGTACGAGTTCTACGAGCAGCAGCGCGGCCTCATGTCCGTCGAAGTTCCCTCCACGCTCGGGCGCACCATGTCCTTCCACGGGTACGTCAGCACGTTCGCTGCCATCCCGGGCATGATCCGCAAGATCACGCAGGCGTAAGGGAGGCCGCCAATGGCGGTATACACAGTCATCGCACGGCAACGGCTCGACAACTACGCCGTGGTGCAAACCCTCACAAGCACGGACATCCAGCCGGGGCAATCCATCACGGTTGCCTCGGTTGGCACCGGCTTTGACGGCGTCAACACCGTGCTGGCCTGCCCCCAATACAAGTTTCTGGGCACCGACGCCGACACCGGCGAATGGCTCTACGACGTTCTCCAACCCGTTGAGAATCAACTGCTGTACTACGACGTCGGCGACGACGTTGAATGGGGTGTGCTGACCTCAACGGGCACAGTCACTTGGACGCAAACCTGCACATGGATCACCAACGCCAACGTGGAGGAATGGCTGGGTATTGCCGTCGCCACCGCCAATGACACCGCGTTCATCACCAAGTGCGTGTCGGCCGCAAACGCGTTTGCGTACCGTCGCCGTGTCGAGTCTGGTTACGGGCAGGACAGTCTGACTACCAGCCCCGGCGGGGATTGCACCTTAGGCACCATCATGTATGCCGCTCTTTTGTACAGGGAAAGAGGCTCAGCGGACTCCTTCGCATCCTTTGATTCCATGGGGACGTTCCCGGTGCCGTCAGCCCTTGGGCGCATCCTTCAGTTGCTGGGTGTTGGCCGTCCGCAGGTCGCCTAATGGCTGCCACCGGCATTCTGTGGGACGCGGTCAACGCCACCAAAACCGCGTTGGTGGCCCTGAACCTTGGCTACGAGGTTGTCACCGACCCGCGCAACGCTCGACCCATGACGTTCTTTCTGGAACTACCAACCGTGGAGGCGTTTACATACAACGTGGGCGACATCACGCTGCGTATCCGTGTTTGCGCGCCACCGCCCGGTAATCAGGACGCATCAGACTGGCTGCTCACACAGGCCGACGCGATCATGAATTCGGCAATAGCCGTGACAGACCTGCGCCCGTCTGTAATGATTATTGGCGGCGGACAGGAGCTGCCGACATACGACCTCACCGTGCGGGTAGCCGTACGGCGCAACTAGCAAAAGGACAACCATGGCCACCAGCACATTCCTTTCCAACGCCACCGTCAACATCACGCAGGGCGCCACCACCACCGACCTCAGCGACCAGTGCCGCAGCGTCACCGTGACCATCGGCAGCGACCCGCTGGAATCCACCGCAATGGGCGACACCGGGCACCGTTTCGTTGGCGGCCTCCAAAGCGTCGAGGTCACGCTGGAAATGTTCCTTTCCTACGGCGCAACCGAAGTCGAGGGCGTCCTGTCGTCCTGTGTTGGCACCGGCACCACGGTGCTGACCATCAGCCCGTCCGGCACCACAGAGTCGGCCACCAACCCCGAGTACGTCATTACCAACGCCATGCTGGAAAACTTCACCCCCATTGCCAGCACCGTCGGGGAACTCGCGATGGTCACCGCCACGTTCACCGGCGGCACATGGGTCCGCGACGTCACCTGATCCACACCTAACCCAAGGGAGAAGAAATGCAACTGAACCTGCACGTCACCACCAACGACGGCGACGACTACACCGTCACCACCAACCTGTTCGTGGTGGTCGCATGGGAACGCAAATACAAGCGGAAAGCATCCGAACTGGCGTCCGGCATAGGCGTCGAGGATCTCGCGTTCATGGCGTACGAGTCCTGCAAACAGGCTGGCATCACCGTCCCGGCAGTGTTCGACGACTACGTCAAGAAGCTCGCCGCCATCGAGGTTGTGGGGCAGGAACCTGAAAACCCTTCCTGAAAGGCTCGTACCACTACTCGCTAGCGGTGGTGCTTGTCTCCACCGGGTACTGGCCGCCGCAGATACCGTTTGAGGGGCGTGACCTAGCCACGGTTGTTACTATCTTGAACGAGCAAGCGAGGAAGCAGCGATGACCCCACAAACGAGCATTACCATGGTGGGGGTCGAGGACGCAATCAAGGCGCTTCGCAAGATTGACCCCGAGTTGCGTAAACAGTTCAACCGGGACGCTAAGGACATTGCCCAGCCCGCGATCAGTGAGGCGCAGCGCAACTACCCCGAAATGCCCCTGTCGGGCATGAACCGGCAGTGGAAATCCAAGGGTCGCACCCTGTTCCCGTATGTAGCCGCCAAAGCTCGACGTGGTGCCAAAGTCAAAGTGGACACGTCCCGCAAAACCCGCAACGTCATCCTGATCCAGCAGACTGACCCGGGTGCCATCATCTTTGAGACCGCTGGACGGCGCACAGACAACGCTCTGGGGCGTTCTTTGGGCACTGTGGCCCCAATTGAGACCCGTGTGCTGTCCAAGGCCGTAACGGCCAACAGGGCCCGTCTGGAGGCCGGATTTGAGCGTCTGGTGCGCGACGTAATGCACACCGTCAACAAGGAAACCCGCTAATGGCCATCTCCATCCCCATCATTTCCGAGTTTGCAGACGCTGGCGTCAAAAAAGCCATCAAAGAGTTCAAGCAGCTTGAAACGACGGGCGAGAAGGCCCAGTTTGCGTTGAAGAAAGCCGCTATTCCGGCGGCGGCTGCGGTTGCGGGTTTGGCGGCCGCTATGGGCGACGCGGTCAAGGCCGCGATGGACGACGAGAAGTCCCAGCAGATGCTTGCCCGCCAGTTAAAGGCAACTACCGGGGCAACCGATGATCAGATCAAGAGCGTCGAGAAGTACATCACGGCGCAGGGCCGAAATCTTGGCGTAACGGACGATCAGTTGCGCCCGGCGTTGGCTGGCCTTGTCCGAGTCACTAAGGATGTCAACGAGGCGCAGAACGCTGCCAGCCTTGCTATGGACATCGCCGCGGCGAAGGGTGTGTCGCTGGAAACCGTTTCTAAGGCACTGGAACGCGCCTACGGGGGCAACACGGCGGCGCTAGCCAAACTGGACCCGTCAGTGCGCGACATGATCAAGGGCGGCGCAACCCTTGAAGAAGTGTTCGCAACCCTGCAAAGCACGTTCGGTGGAGCCGCTAAGGAGGCGAGCAACACGGCTGCTGGCGGGTTTGCGAAACTGAAACTGTCCCTCGACGAGACCAAAGAGTCCATTGGGGCGGCGCTGCTTCCGGTGCTCCAAAAGGTGCTGCCGTACTTGCAGAAGGCCGCGGATTGGGCGCAGGACAACCCGCAAGCGTTCACCATCATTGCGGGCACTATCGGCGCGGTCGCCACCGCCATTCTCGCCGTAAACGCGGCTATGGCCTTGAACCCGTTCGGCCTGATTGCGGTCGGTATCGCCGCCCTTGTCACTGGCATCACGGTTGCGTACACAAAGTTTGAGGGTTTCCGCAACGTCGTCCGCACCGTCGTGAACGGGCTGGCAACCTATTTTGAGTTCATGGCTAACGCATGGATAAAGGCCATCAACCTTGTCATTCGGGGCATCAACATTGTGAACCCCGGCAAGGACATTCCCAGCATCCCGGCAGTGTCGCTGGGACGGCTGGGCGGTGAGGGTGGTGGCGGCACGGGCAGCATTCGCGGCATTGAGTCCCCGGTGTCATCGTCCGGCTCGACCGCTGCGGTGATGCCCAGCCTTGGGGCGGGGGTTGTGGCTGGCGCAGCGTCCCGTGCAACTGGCGGTGGTGGTGCAGCTGCGGCCGCGCCCCGCCTAACCGGGCCTGACGGGTATGTCGGCCCCGGCTACGGCGAAATCCCTATCGCCATGTTGAGCCTTGACCAGATTGACCCGTCTATTGGTGGCACCATGGGGCAAACCATTGTGAACGTCGAGGTGAACGGTGGTGATCCGCAGTCGGTTGTGGACGCTATCCAGCGGTGGACCCGCCAGAACGGGCCGTTGCCGATTGCGGTGACGTACTAGGCCATGGCTATCCCGTACTGGACGGCAGAACTGCCCGGCCCTGTCTTGTTGACCAACATTCAGACGGTCACCATGACATCCGGGCGTCGAGTCCTCAGCGACTTTTACGCTGCGGGACGTGCCACCGTAAACGGCCGCCGCCCCGACCTGTTGCCCACCATCAACATTGGCGACATTGTCACCCTGCGCCTTTACAACCCGAACACAAGCCCAACGTCATCGGCGAACTACCCCATGCGGGTGGCAGACCTGCAGATCACGTACGGCACTGTGGCCGCTCTGGACACTTGGACACTGTCGCTGGAAGACGCGTTTTCGGCGTTG